GTCATACCCAATACAATTATGTCCAACTATTAAGTTGTCGGCAAGAAGTTTTGTTCCTTTCAGAATATCGTTTCCAGTAAAAGTAAATTCGTTATCGTTCTCGTCAACTATCACTAAACAATGTATAAGTGACGGGTCAAGTCCGTTTGTTTCTAAATCAAAAAATAAAGTTTTGGTCATTTTCCTCAATCATTCTTCCAGTTGTTGTGTCATAATTAACGGCAGACGCTATTCCAGTATCTCCAGCAAATCTGTTTTTTAATACACGAATAAGTGTTTTGTTTTCATTTTTATTTGAATTTCTTTCTAAAGAAACGACTGCATCAGAAAGCTGTGCTATACTAGCACTACCACGAATATGTGAAAGAGAAACGGGAACACCATCAGTATGGTCTTGGTTTCCATCTAATCTTTTTAAGTGGGCTACACAAATTAAACCTATATTTAATTCTTCTGTTAAAGTTCTTAACTTAGTAAATAATACATCTAATGCTTTTCTTTCATCTACAATTTGTAAACCAGATATTAAAATTGAAACGTGATCTAATATTATAAAAGAACAGTCTAAACCTTTTGCAAAGAATTTAATTCTAGTAAATACATTTTCTTGTTCTGTGCTTCCAAAATTGTGATATAAAAATACTTTACCACTACCTAAAGTATCTTTGTATGCTTGTTCAAGTTCATTAGCTGGTACATCAATAACTCCACCTAAGTGAACACGTTTGTTTAAACTAATTCCTAAAATACCGTGAGAAGTTCTTTGTAAACTTTCTTCAAGACATATAACACCAACCTTGTGGTTTTGTTTTATTAGTGAGTATATAAGTTCCTTAGTAAATAAAGTTTTACCAACACCAGTTCCTGCACACACAGTAACTATTTCTCTTTTTCTTAAACCATATAATTTTTTATTTAAACCAGCAAATGGGTATTGAGCAATAGATACTGGTACTGGTTCTCTAATTAAATCCCATAAGTCAGTTCCAAACACAATACCATCTGGTCTATATTCTTTTGCTTCCCACATAGCTTTGATGACTTCTTCACCACGATTAGCAACAAGCATTTCATTAACATCTTTTAATTCAAATGTAGCTATTTTACATTTACCTACTGTAAATAATTCTGCACATTCTTTAGCTGCTTCTTGACCGTGAGTATCTTGGTCAAAGAATAAAATTATTTCTTCAAAACTTTCTAACCATTCTAATTGTTTTTTTAATGCTTTAGCTGCACCATTAACACCGTTAGGTATTCCCACAACTGGGTATTTATGGTTAAATAATTGTGATAAAGATATTGAATCAATTTCTCCTTCACATATACAAATCTTTTTACCACCTTGTTTCCAAAGTTGCTGACCGTAAAGTAAAACATTATTAATATTTCCAGTTGTTTTAAAAACTTTATTTTTGAATCTTAATTTTTGAAAATCTATTTTTTTATCTTTATCGTAGTAGTTAGCTATATGTACTATTTCGTTATTAAACTTACCGACTTGGTAGTTCCACTTCTGGCAACTCTCCAACGTGATATTACGTTTAAGCAACGGAATGAAATTACCAAAAACCAAATCAGCATTTTGTTTAGCCTTTGGATTATTGGATTCAATAACACCCGTACTACCAACATAAGTGTTACAGCTAAAACAAAAAGTGTGCCCATCACTATATAAAGAATTAGCGTCGCTAGACATACAAATTGGATTAGTGCACGGTATATGCCTAACAAACTCGCTTTCAGTATTGTGTTCTCCCATAAATTTAACTCCTTGTTATTTTTCATTGTTGTTTATCCACTCTGCTGGTACAAATCTATCAGCATACTTAATATTATTCTTATTACACCAATCAGCATAAGTTGTTTTAGATTTTTTGTGTATTCTATTTCTAGAATTACCAAAAACAAATCTTATATCTAACTCGGGATTTTGTTCTTTCACTAAAAGGTGTTTCTTCCTGTCTACTGCAGTAAAATAACCTTTTATCTCTACCAAAATCCCATTATCCAAAAGTATATCTGGCTTGTATTTATGTTTTGTAGAAGGTTTTAAATACAATACTATTTTTTTTTCGTATTGAAAATTTATATTACGTTTTTTTAAATCATCAATAACAGTATCTTCTAATCCGCTTCTATAACTAGAAGTCGAATTTTTCTTCTGAAACCGAAACATTTTGAACTGGTGCTATTTTACTAGTCTCAACATATTCAAAGCCATCTTCTTGGGCAAAACCAAAATTATCTTTAGCTTGGTTTGTTTCAACTAAATTTAATAGTTGAACAGCTTGTAATACTAACGTAGCACCACAACCTAGAATATTTGTAAAGTATGGTCTAATCTGGTAAGCAACTTTTATTGTGCTACCTGAATAAACAACTATAGGCAAAGCAATAACTTTTCCTTTAGCATCAAATACTTTTACTTTTTTTTCATATTCAACACCAGCTTTTGTTTTACCTTTAGCTTTTTGTTTAAAATGAAACTCAATTCCACCCTCTACTTTTTTATATGGTGAAAATTCAGATTTCTTTGTTGATTTATTTTTAGCTAATTCAGAAACTATTTCCTTATTAATCATATCAATTATAGGTTTTGCTTCTGCTTCAGTTAACTTTAACTTAACATTGTAAACTCCGTTGGCATCAAATTTAGTATCTGGTGTAAACAAATACGGATAAAATGCAATACCAGCAGGTGTTGTATATGTACTTAGTTTTATTTTTTCCATTATTTTATTATTTGTTGTTAGTTTAAAGGTTTCCAAGATTTAACTTGTACTTCCAAGAGTACATCTTAGGTCGTACTCTTTTTGACCTATTACTTTACTCACTACATAAAAAAGTATTTGCTATCTATTACTTTAGTAATATCTAAAGTTCCTTTTTTAGGTGGTGGTTCTAGTAATGCTTTTTGTTTATTAGGTAATTGTTTAGAAAAATCTTCGTACAATTTAGCTAAATAATCTTCCGTAAATAAATCAACTACAGATTGTCTAATAAACTTATGTAACAAATCAACTTTATTCGGGGTAGTTGCAAAACTGTCGTGAACCATTAATAAATTTGTTATAGGTTCTGGGTTGTGTTTACAACGTAACGCCACAGCTTGTGCTAAAGCACCATCTAGACTATGGGTAATATTAGGTGCTACACTACTTTGCATTTTTCTTACATCTAATTTATGTAGTTGTCTACGTAAGGTTGTATAAACTAAAGAACCAGATATAGCAGTCTTAACTTTAAACTTCTGTAAATACCTGTAATCTTGTGTAACTTTAAAACCCATAGGTGTAGTCCACTTCATACATAAATTAGCCTGTGCAAATAACTTAGCCACATTCTGAAACCAAACCATTAATTCAGATGCTTTAGGTACTTGTTGTTGTATATGTTTCCAATTTATATTAGCTAACCATTTACAATCTTGAAAACCATCATCTTTTAAAACTTTAGGTTTACCTAATTCTAATTGTTTTTTATATTCATCAAAAACCTGTTCACGAGCTCCAAATGGTTTTAACCCGTACACATACGTCATAATGTTTCGCTTTACGATACTTCTGGTGATGCCAAATTGCAACCAACGGTTAGCTTCATAAGAACCTTGACCAGCTAATTCTTTAACTTCTTTAAGAACACTATCAGCAACTATTGTGTAAATATCCTGTGGTTTATCTGACGGTGTAACATTTACTTTCCAAGCTGTTTCATAATCTCTAGCTAGTATACTTAGAATCTGTAGCCCACTACAAGTAGCGTCCATAGACACAGGAAGATTACAAACATAATCTAACCCGTGTTTTTTGTATTCTTTTAAATGAAAACAAGTTTGTAAAAACTCCATTGGTTTATCTGCATCACCCCAACCTCTGTTTTCAAAAGGATTATCAGCGTAAGAAAGCATAAGCTCAAAATTGTCTTCTGTATACTTAACCCGATCATCAAATGTTATTTTATCATTACCAAACGTGTTGGCTGCGTGAACAAACAACCAATACTTACCCCTGTCTCCAAGTCGTTCACCATTTTTAAAACATATAACACTTCTAATTTTTTGGTCAGATTGATAACTTAAATAATTACCTACAGTATATATTCTACCTCTCCTATCCATAAACAAAACAAGATAAAAAACATTCTCATTTAAATATTCTTTTATAATTGATATGGCTATAGATGTAGAAAGAACTTTTGAAACTCTAGCTATTTCATTTTTGTATTCGTTGGTGCAATCCCTTTTATATTTAATTAGTGCTTCTTTATCTGTGTTTACTAATTCAGTTCTTATAACATTTTTAGGTCTATTGTTTTCATCTAATAAACTTTCACGAGTTGGGAAATGACCTATACCTAAATCTCTATCCCATATAAATTCCATAACCTCAAACATAGTTTTATCTATTTGGAACGGAACATTTTGTAAGTGATTTACTGCTTCATAAAAATCTTTATGACCTTCTTCTTGTAATTCTTTTAAATAACTAAAATCATTTGTTTTAACTAAAGGTTGTTTAGATAAAAATTCATTGTAATAACCACCATTGAAAGGACTGTTATGCCACTCTCTAGGTTTTGAAATCATAGGTTTATAATATGGAGTTAACACACTACACTCAAAGTTCTTTTGGTCTACCTTGTCTTTTATCTCTTTCTTAAACTGTAGGAAATTAACTGTTTTATTACGGGCTACGTTAACTCCAACTACTTCGCACAAACCCGTGCTTTCAATGAGTAAATCAATAAGTTGTTGACCTACTAATACTTTTTTGGATATGTCCCAATCTTCAACTTTAACTTTATATTTATCTAAGGTGTGACTAAATACTTTTCTTTTGTGTTTAACATTCGTAGTTCTTCTACTTAAATCGGCGGCAATCTTATAATGCAAGTTAGGCATTTCTTTTTTAAATATTTTTACTTTGTACTCAAACTCCACATTCGTACCTACACTAATAGAAGTTTGTAATAAGTTTTTGTTTAGTGCAATACTATCTATTACTGACTTTAGTGTAGTTAAAGCTACGTTCTTGCTATCATTTAAATCACGTAAAGGTTCGGCAGATGTCTTACGTACACCAGCTTTATCGGACGCATAGCTATCTTTTACAAACTTTTCTATGCGGTTAGCTAAAGGTGTTAGTAGAAATTTTTGAATATAAATAAAAGGTGGGGTAACACTTAACCTACCTTTTTTAATATTCTTATCTAATGTTTTATAATATCTTTCTCTACCACTACTAATCATCTCCCCTTCAAGGAGTTCTTGTTTAATCTTCAAGTCGTGTGTTACCATAATCAAAACATCTATAGACTAAAACTTCAGTACCCATATAAAAGGTTGCAGTTTGTTTTCTACCTTTACTATTTATAATAGTTTTAGTGTGAGTTAATCTTTCAAAAGTATCGTGGCAACCATTGTTTTGTTGTCTAAAATATAATGGTTCTCCAGTTACTAACCAAATTATTAAAAAATTACTAATCATGCAGTAACCTAACTCATACCACCCTGCACTTTCAAAGCGTCTCTTAAATCGTCTTTCGTTGGGTGATTATATCTTTGTGTCATTCGTATATCTCTATGACCAACAACTTTTTGTACTACTTCTATACCCACTCTACGTTTAAGTAATCTAGTAATGTACGTGTGTCTAAATGAGTGTATGACAAAGTCTTTTTCATTTTGCATATTCATTTTTTTACGTATCATTGACCAACTGTTTTCTACAACGTGAAGTTTGTAAGGAAACGGACTTACTAGATTTAATTGTTTTCTTTTTTTAAATATACTTTCAACTCTTTCAAATATAGGGACATACCTAGTGTCCCCATTTTTAGTATCTTTTAAACAAATAAATTCACCTTCAATACTAGACCACGTTAAGTTTAGTAGTTCAGAAACACGACAACCAGTCTCTACTAAACACACCCACAAATCATTAAGTTCATTATAACCACAACCTGTGCTTGTTAGCAATAGTTTATTTTCTATCTCTGAAGTAAATATAAACTTACGCTGATTATTTTCAGTCTCATACTCAACCATAGGTATGCCCCATTTAAAACTAAACCCGCCCATACCTCTTGAATATGTTATCAATTTAGATACTGAAGCTAACTTCCTATTAATTGTAGCTGCTTTGTATTTTAGTTTGTCTTTACAATAAAACTTAAAGTTCCGAAGTATATCTGTGGTTACATTTTTAAATGGTTTATCTGCACCATACCAACCCATAAATACTTCTGCGTTCTTGGCACTCGCTACCCCACTCTTTTGTGTAGACCATTCTCTTAAAATAACTAGTTGTAAGAGTTCTTTTGTAGTAATGTTTTTATTTTGCACTTTGACCTCCGTTAAGTTCTG